CCCTGATGGCGTAGACGCCGGCACGCTCGTTTCTCCCAGCAGCCCCAGCTCACCGAGCACTGGCCATCTCCGCTACGGCAGCTACAACCCCGTCACGGGCGAAGTCGCCCGCAACCAATCAACGCCCGTCTGCTACGTCTGAGGACAACCCATGCAACGTTTTATAAATAACTGGCAGGCGCCCCTGCTAGCGCCTTTGGCTGCGGGCGATTTGACGGTATCCGTCGCGCCGATCTGGTCCGACAAGCTCGGAGCGCTGGGTTCGGGCGACTACTACCTAGTCACTGCCTATAAGGCGGGCGCGGTAGAAATCATGCGCGTGACCGCGCAAGCGGGCGGCGTATTGACCGTCGAGCGCGCACAAGAAGGCACCGACGCGCTCACGCTTGAGGCGGGCGACGAGATCAGCGCCAATGTGACGGCCTCCACACTGGAGTCGCTGCGTGACGTCGGCGGCGCTTCGAGTTGGGGCAGTATTACCGGTACGCTGGCGGATCAAGTGGATCTGCAGCAAGCGCTCGACGCGAAACCTGACGGCGCGGATCTGGCGGCAGTGGCCACTAGCGGCGCCTATGCGGATCTAGGCGGGAAACCGTTCATTCCGACCGATGCGGGCGACGTAGGCGCTGCTACGGCCGCACAAGGCGCCAAGGCCGACACCGCAGTACAACCGCAGGCGCTGACCGATGGTCTGGCTGCGAAAGTCGACGCGGTGCCGGGCAAGCAGCTGAGCGACGAGAACTACACCAGCGCGGAGAAGACGAAGCTCGCCGGGCTGGAGGCTGCACACTATCGCGGCACCTATGTGAACTTCACGGCACTGACCACGGCGCTGCCGACAGCAGTGGTGGGCGACTATGCCGACGTGGACGCAGGCGCCGACTCGCCGGTGCTGCGCTATATCTGGGACGCGAGCGACAACGAGTGGGTGGCGCAGGCCGGTAGTGCTGACCCGATCACCGCCGCTCAGGTCAAGACCCTGTACGAGTCCAACGCGGACACGAACGCGTTCACGGATACCGAGAAAACAAAGCTCGTAGGCGTGGCAGAGGGCGCGACAGCGAACACCAGTACCGACACCCTGGCCGAGGGCGCGACGAACTTGTACCACACCGCTGCGCGCGTACGCGGTGTAGTGCTGACCGGACTCAGCCTGGCAACCGGTACGGTGATAGCGGCGACGGATACCGTGCTGTCCGCGCTGGGAAAGCTCCAGGCGCAGATCACGGCGCTGACCACTACCGTCGGCAACAAGGTCGACAAGGTTGCAGGCAAGCAGCTCTCGACTGAGGACTACACGGCTGGCGAAAAGCAGCAGCTAGCGGATGCGGTCGCATCAATCGGCGATATCCAGTCAGCGCTAACGACGATAAATGGAGAATGAAATGACGATCGCTGACCAGCTAACACTATTGTCGAACACGAAGTCACAGATTTCAGCGGCGATCGAGGCGAAGGGCGTTTCGGTAGGTTCGATCCCCTTTTCACAGTACCCAAGCAAGATAGCCGCTATAACGGCTGGCGGTGGCGGCGAGCTGCAGCCGCTCCCACCGGCGCTTGGGTCCATCTTGCCGGTGAACGCACCCGTCATTTCCGGCAGCTCAGCGACGCTTGTCGATGAGGAGGGACACCTACTGTACCAAAGCATCGCCGTAGCGCCGGACAAGGTGCTAGGGGATTGGTACTCGACACGGAAATTGCTCTCGGCAATGGTCGTGTGGGACGAGAAACAAGCAGTATGGGAAAGTGAACTCGTGACAGTAACCTCGGCAGACACAGCTACCACGTCTGGCGAATGGGCTTCCGGCCTCCTAGATGGAGATCAGCTTACGTGGAAGGGCATTGTGGAGCTGATGCTGGTGCCGTCTAAGTCCGACGTAGCTGCGACGGTGACGCGCGTGCTTGGCGGGCATCTGATGCAGAAATACGGCACGGGAGCCGACACCAAACAGGCTATAGGTTATTGGATGGGGATGGCCGCAGCTAAAGCCGGAGCCCCTAACCTTATTGCGCTTACCAACGACGCGTCTGTTTCCGGCGAATACATCGCAACTCAACTGACAAGCTCTATTCGAAGCATGGCGCTCGTAATGCGCAGGTTTGTCGCCGAATATCCAGCTCTGGTTTCTATAGCCCAACAGCGCAGCGTATCGGTGCAAGTAGCAGGGGCTAACCCGAAGACGCTTACGTTTCAGGGTATGGATCGGCTGCAAAACGTACTGGACTCAGCTGGAGCCGCGACAGGCAGTCCGGTTCCAGGTTACATCGGTGGCAAGACTGGCGACCTTGGCGAAACGGGGCATCAGGTGTTCGGAGCTTATATGCCGTCCGGCGGAAAAGTATTCGGTGCTGTTCGCACGAGCACTACGCGGGAAAATCGCGCTCAGGATGTGCGGCGCATGCTAATGGCGGCGGAGAATGATTTCACGCATTTGCAGTCGTCGGAAACAGTGGCAGATCCCTACGCTGCGTCGGTAGGACTCAGAATAAAGGCAACACTACCAGCTACGGATAGCAGCCCAAACTCTCGCTCGATCACGAACGCGGGGGTGACGAGCGAAGAGTCGGCATACATGGGCGGCACGGCGCTGTTCTTTAGCAGCGGCTACCTCCAGGTCGACGGCGCAGCGCCGGTGCTGGGTGGGCTGGATTTCACCACTGAGGTATTTCTGCGCGGAGCGGGGCTCGCTCAACCCGTCACGACAGATCTGTTTGGGCAGTGGCGAACTGTAGCCGGAGGGCGAAACTGGGCTATACAACTCAGCGACACCGAGATCATTTTTTGGTACTCGATCACCGGGTCGGACTCGTACTCAGTGCGGTTCCCTATGAGCCGAACCTTTCTCCTTAACGGGGCGCCTACGCACATCGTCGTCATGCGCCAAGGCACGTCGCTAGTTATATTCGTGAATGGCCAGCCTTCGCCAGCAACAAACATAGGCACGACTACGTTCTATGGGGCCGCAACCAGCAGCCTGATGTTGGGCGCACGAGCAAGCTCAGGCGGAGCAGCCGAGAACTACTTTAATGGCCTGATAGACGAGGCTATTCTCACTGTCGGAGTTGCACGTTACCCGCTGACGGGCTTTAGATCTCGATACCGCCCCAGCCGCTGGGGTTAGCGGACGAGGCCGGCAGTACATGCCTAGCCTCACTCGCCTCACATAGAGCCCGCCCCGCGCGGGCTTTCTTTTGCCCGGAGCAACCATGCAGCCAGCAAAGCTAGACCTGCCCATTGTCCAGGGCGCGACCAACCGCAAGCCGCTGCTGCTGATGCAGCCGAAGTTCGCCTACAAGCCGATCAGCGCCATTCAGCAGGCCGCGCCGCTGCGCATCGCCGTATCCCGTCCTGGCCTGGCAAAGCGACAAGGGCCGACAGTACGGCCTAAACCACACCGCATAGAGCCCCGCCAGTCGGGGCTTTTTTCTGCCTCAAGGATTTCCCATGACCTTCTGAGATACGGGAGCGAGCCATAGCGCCCGCTCTCGCGATGCTGCCTGCGCGGACATAAAGGAATGATCATGCAAACATCACAGCGAGGCATTGATCTCATCAAGTCCTTCGAGGGGCTGAGCCTGACTGCCTATAAAGACGTGGTAGGCGTGGTCACCATCGGCTATGGCACAACGTCCGGCGTAAAGATGGGCGACAAGATAACGAAGGAGCGCGCCGAGGAACTTCTGCGCGACGACGTGAAGCGGTTCGAGGGCTACGTCGAGCAGCTGGTCAAGGTTCCGCTGATGCAAGGCCAGCACGACGCATTGGTTTCCTTCACGTACAACCTCGGGCCGGGGGCGCTGGAGAAGTCCACGCTGCTCGACCAGCTGAACCGGGGCGACTATCACAGCGCAGCGGAACAGTTCGGCAGATGGGTTAAGGCTGGAGGCAAGACGCTTGCCGGTCTGGTTCGCCGCCGCGCTGCTGAGCGTGCATTGTTCGAGGAGGCGTGATGCTGAATCTCATCCCGTCGCAATACAAGCTGATCGCCGCAGGAGCCGCTGTGCTCGCGCTGATGGCCCTTTCGGCTACCGGTGCGTGGCAGTGGCAGGCGAACAGCTATGAACGTCAGCTCAGTGAGCTGCGGGGCGAGTATGCCGAGGCCGCACGGCAGGCTGAAGCCCGCGCCAGATCCGAAGAACAACGCCGCCAAACCGCCATTGAGGGGATTCGCCGTGACGCACAAGACAAGATCGCTGCGGTTGCCGCTGATGCTGCTGCCGCTGATGACGCTGCTAGCCGGTTGCGCGCACGAGTCGCCCAGCTATCAAGCAGACCCGCCAGCTGTCCCGGTGCTGCCGGTGGAGGCGAGGCAACCGACGAAACCGGAATGGTGCTCACCGACGTGTTTGCAAGGCTTGACCAGCGAGCGGGTGAACTGGCTGAAGC